GCCCTGCCAACTTGTTGACCACCTGTATTTGTAGATACAACTCCTACAGTTTTATTTATAAAAGGATTTCGTTTTGGTTGTATAAATTCTGCCATTATTAAAAACCTCTAAAGTCTGCACTTGTATATTTAGGTGCTTGATATCCAGTAGATTTAGGAGCTACGGAAGATGCCTTAGCCCCTGCCATTAAAAGACTTGATGTTGCACTTATCAATGATGCATTCATTGCGTTCTTGCCTCTCATATTAGCAACAGCAATACCTAAATCTCTTTGTCTTTGTTCAGATAAAAACTGCAGTCTTGCTCTGTCTTCTGTAGTATCTGCTTCATTTCTTGCTCTATCTTGTAAAGCTTTCAATGATCTATCATTTAAATCTCTTCCCGTTACACCAGTAAGTGATTGATTTATATTTAAAAAATCCTGCAAGTTTCTTCGTCTTGCATTACCTTGTTGTAATGCAATTAATTCGGCATCTTTCTTTTGCTCTTCTATTTGCATCCTTTGCATACGAGCTTCAGCCTTTGCAGCTTTACCTGCTTGTATTGCTCCATATGCTTGAAAAACTGCAGACGCAATCATTAAACTCAAAACGCAACCTCCATAACCATACCATTTACCTGTAAATCAAATGGGAATGACTGAGAGACAGTGACCCTTGGGTCTCTTGCATATCCCAATAAACGAAACTCTTCTTTGCCTGTAACAGCACTTCGTTCCAGACTCATATCATCTGTAACATTTCTTATGATTAAATCAGTAGAATTAACCGATACAGATAATGTAGATACTAAATCTAATGTAACTCTTGTTACTTTTCTTGGCTCACCTGTAAGTGGACCTCCAACAACCTGTGCATCTACAGGTAGTGATTTAAGTTCTGGTGTAAATGCATAACCAATAAAGGCTTGAGTTGCTCCAGTTATAGTTGCAGATGCATCTATTTGTGCCCCTGATATAGTAAATTGACCAAGAAAATTATTACCAGATGTAGCCTTTACGACTGCATTATTAGAAAAGTGTGATCCCAAACTTCCAAATACACTACTACTACCAGTAAAGGTATCACAGAAATCCATTGGCATATCAACTTGGAACTCTTCTAAAAATAACTTTGTTGTACCTGATCCATCATCTCGTGATGCCACAACAAATAATCTTTCATGAACAGATGTTATACTATGCCATTTACCTTGTGTGTCCCATAAACTCCACCCTGCTTTTTTATCTCCACGAATTGAATAGAACACAGCTATAGTACCATCATTATTTAAAAGAAATGTATAAGCCTCTGATCTGTTCAATGCACCTTTGATTGAGGTTTGTTGAACAGGATCAAGTATCAAATGGGGAGCAAGACTTGATACTGCCACGGAAGTATAAGATGCCTCGGCATCTGAAAATAAAAACTCTCGTAACGCTGATCCTGTTTTCTGTATAAATAATGTTGCACCATCAAACACAGTTGGTCTTACAAAGCTTGATCCAAATGGTGTCTGTCTTCTGATTGTGGCATTTGCAGGTGTAACAGGTTTATCAGTAGGGGCTTGTACGAATAGTTCTGAACCAGTTGTAAACACCTGCAAATCTCTGTTTGATACTAAATGTCGTATAGAAAATATTTCTCCAACATTTGCAGTAAGATCAAGAGCATCATTGTCACTTGCATCTCCTACATCAAAATTAAAATACTGTCCTGTCTTTGATCCCCAAATACCATCAGGTTGAGCAAGTGTTCCTCCAAACCATAATCTGTTTTGATGAAATGTAACTGCCGCAGGAAATCCTCGTAATGCTGAATAACTTTGTTCTTGCCATTCAGTTGTTGCCGCTCCTGTTACAACTCTAGGTCTTCCTCCACCTAAAGCACTTGCCGTTGCATTTGCTCCTGCAGTAATTTCATATGTATTTTCATCTATAATTGCTGATATTGTTCTGTTTCCATTAAGATTGCCAATAGCAATACCACCTATTGCTCCTGCTCTATCTATGGAAATGCTTGCTCCTGCATTAAGACCATGCAGGGCATGAGTAACTAAAACCTTATCACTACCCTCAAATGTTTGAAACGCATCTGTATTAAGTTGTTGTCTTAATACATCTTGTAATGTAGCAACTGCTGTTGTTGCATTTGTAACACTAGTAATTAATGCTTCAGTATTTCCTATCTTTAGATAAACACCTACATGACCTGATACAAAATAATCTGCTGATGTCGTTAATGTCGTAGCAACGACACTTGTGCCGTTAGAACTTGAAGATATAGTTACACCTAAATTCTGAAATGCAAAATACGGTTGAAACACATGTTTATTATCGATTGATTGTTGAAATGCAAATGTTTCTACTACAAATGTAGTCAATCCAGTTCTTACTAACTTCCTTATCATAAATGTATTATGAGCAATAAACATTACATCACCTTGTTGAGTAAATGTAAGTTCTTCTAAATAAGGAGCTGAAGTTGTATTAACTAACCAAGATTGCCCAGTAATAGTTTGTATCTTTGATATTGTTGCATCAGTAGGACTTATCTGGAATATATCTATCTGTGTATTACTAAATGCTACAATATACTTTTCATCATCTGAAAATATAAAAGGTTCTATTCTTATAGTCTGTCTAAGATTGGCATTGAATGATGGGCTACTACTAAAGTTATGCCATCTTTTTGTCCCTGGGCGTTTAGTTACACCACCTTCGCCCTTGATAAAAAAGTTTCTAACTCGTTCAGCAGCATTAGTATATACAGGACTATCTGTTCTTGAAGTAAGTGAGGGGCTTATTTCTCCAAACTGAAAGCTATTTTGTGGCACTCTTACTCTAGCCACTATGACCTCCTATCAGTAATAAACCTTGATGTAGTTAATCTTCGTGTTGTTTGTTGTTGTGAATCAAGATTTCTTGCTTGTGCCATGAGAACATTAGCTTTTTTCTCCATCATAGTCATAAGACCATCATCTCTAGCTATTGCTGTTGCAAAGATACTTGCTAGTGAATACTCAACTGCTACAGTAAAATAAGAAGGAAAATCTATTTCCAATGCTCTATATGTATAATCAGCTATTAACTTATCTTGAGATGTTGAGTTTGAAAAAACTTTATCTCCATAAATTGAATATTCGATTTTATTATCGTTTACAGTTATTGCATGTAGAACTAATAAATCACTTGGTAATTGATGACCAATATCAAATCTACCAGTAGGTACATCTGATAACTGGTTTAGTTCAGCTTGTTCAGTTGCAAATCTCCATCTAGCCATAGATAATGAGGCTCTTACAATATCCTCGTACATGTTAGAAGCCACTAGTGCTTCAGTCGTACTAGAGTCAAAAGATGTTATTGGCTCTGCTCCTATAAGAACTAATGCTCTTGATGCTATATCTAATGCTGAATTTGCTACTGTACTTGCCATATAAAGTTAGGGGGATTGCTCCCCCTACTCCTAATCTCCGTCTGTTTCTGCTACAGCAGTACCATCTGAAACATCTACAGTAGTACCATTGTTTGATAAGACAGTTACAAAGTTTGTTGTTGGTGTATTCGTATCTTGAACAATTACTAAGTCACGAACATTCAACATATTTACTGCTTCACCAGTGAAATAACCTGCAGAGTTAACTGCGGCAATCGCATCCGTAGTTTGATAAATCCACAAACATACTCCACTAGCACCACCAATTTTGTGAAGACCACTTGAACTATAAGCCATTAGACCCTCCTATTAATTATTATCTAAGAGTTCATAAACACCATTGTCATCAATGACACTGGCACCCATGGACATCATAGATGTTGCTAAATGTGAAACTTTTTCTGGTACATAATTTAACTCTGTAGTTACATTTGCACCCACACCTAATCCAACGGCAGTAGTATGGTAAACCATATTCTTACCTGCAGTTATTGCGGCAGTTGAAAAAATCTTAAATCCTAAAAATTCTTTCATAGTCATGCCACCTGCAAATGGAAGATTTTGCTCACCAACAAAGTCAGATGATGCAAACTCATTAATTAGAAATAAGTCAGCATATCCCTTTGGGTGCATAGCAATATATCTGCCACCATCTTCAGGTATGT